AGAGGCTGGGGGCCCTAGAGGATTGATTTTGTTGGACAGTAAAAAGGGGCGGTGGGATTTTCCTGAGTTAAAACAGATAGCTTGGGATCAATACAACTTCTGGGAGCCAGAAACTGTAATAATCGAGGCAAAAGCCTCTGGTATGCCTTTAACGCATGAATTACGCAATATTGGCATTCCTGTGGTAAATTTCTCTCCGTCACGAGGCAATGACAAGGTTTCGAGAGTTCATGCGGTCTCACCTTTATTTGAAGCAGGTATGGTGTATGCCCCTGATGAAACCTTTGCAGATGAGCTTATTGAAGAAGTTGCAGCGTTTCCAAATGGGGAGTATGATGACCTTGTTGACAGCATGACCCAAGCGTTAATGCGTTATCGGCAAGGTAACTTTGTATCGCTGCCCACGGACGATTGGGACATAGACGAAGATAAGCATACTCAGGTCCGCGCATATTATGGCTAAATCCACAAGCGAAGAATTTTTAGACGCTCTTGCCCCACAGGGGTATGAGTACGGCCTTCCTAACAGAGCGTCAAAAGATTTAGGCATTGTATCTCAAATAACCAATCTGTTTCAGCCTTTCAGGTCTCCTGTCATTAAGCAGCCGACGACTGAATACGTTGATGTTATTGACGGAGCTCCTGGGGAGAAGACAAGGGTTAAGACGGAAGGGGTATACGGTGAACCTGAATTTGGGCTGAGCTATATGCCTATTGTGCAAGGCATAATGGGTTTTGCCTCTGCACTTAGAGACAACCCTGCTGAAGTAGCCAAAACTGTAACAGAGGGCATAGCTCAAATTCCAGAGGACCAGATTAAGTCTGCAATAGGTCTGTCTCGCGGATATGACTTTTTGCTTGAAGACCAGCGCGAAAATGTTTTTCAACCTGAAAATTTCAGAGAAATTATTTATGACCCTTCTTTAGTCCCGGCGGCTATGGCGGCAGGGACACTTTCTACTGCGCGGCTCGCGAACGACGGATCAACCATTCTTGGCATGATGGGCGGGGTCAAAGCAAAAACAGGCTCTACAAGAATGAGACTGGCTCAATCCATGCGAGCTATGGGCAGAAGCAAGGAGGACATTTTCAGAACGAATATGTCTTATTTTGACTCTGATATTTTCCCAAGCGACTTGGAGGCGTTTAGATTTGAAATACCAACGACTAATGTCAAACTTAAATTTGGAAAAGAATATGGGAGCACCCCCGGTGAAACTCTTTTAGGTCAACAAGGCAGTGCAATAAAGGATTTCTTAAGAATTTCTCCTGAAGACGGGCTGTTCGGCATTAAAAAAGACGTAATGACCTACAGGACTTTGGATGACGGCAGGGTTCAATTGGATAGAATGACTGCAAAGTTCCCAGATGGGAAACCTGATATGGGCAGGTCTCCTCTTTTATCAGAAATAATTGATTTTCCAGAATTGTTTGCAGAATACCCGGAGCTTAAAGATTTAAGGATTGCGAGACTTGAGTCTGATACAATGATAATTGATGGTCAGCCGTCAAGAACGGGGGCTTTTTACCTCCATGAAGGTATTTTTGGAAAACCAACCATTGCCGTAGGCGACACAGTAGACGCAGCAGATTTTACAGAAAACTTATTACATGAAATACAACATGCAATTCAGGCAATAGAGCAAGCCCCAGGAGGCGGGGCCGTAATGCAAATGTATGATGACCTTATGCAACGTGCGGGCCGTAGTACTTTTGATAGCGATGGTGAATTTGTATTCGACGACGAAATTTATAAGTTAGCTCTGAAACAATATTATACCCTGTACGGTGAAGTTGAAGCTAACATGGTAATGCAAAGGTTTACCAACAAAGGATTTGCGAGGGGTATTCATAAATCTATGCACCCCATAGACCTTCGCAAAGAAAATGTTGCGGATACGGATGTAAGCCTTGATGAGCTCGATGCAGTAGACAGAGCGGTAGACGAAAACCCAGACATTTTTGACCAAGGCGTAGCATCTTTTGGTCCCAGTATAGCGGCAGGTGTACAAAAAAGCCAAATACAAGAGAGCCGTAGGACGGGCGGTGTTTCAGATGAGGTTTTACGCAAGTTGAAAGTTGGGGCGGGGGGCATACGGGGCCTTGCACACGGGGTGACCTACACAAAGAAAAACTCTTTAGAACAGTTTCCAGAAAGTATTTTTGTAAAAAATGAGGATATCGGTAACAGTCTTACACTAGAGGAACTTGCAGAAAAATTTAGAGACCCTGACAAATCAAAAACTGGTGTTTTCATACCACGAGTAGAATTAGTTAAAGCAGCAGGATTTGATAATGTAATGCGGGAGTCTTTGACGGGTCTTGCTGCAACAAGTGCAGAGGTTAGAAGGCCAGGATTTTCTTTATCATATGATCCTATGATGTCGTTCACAAAGTTTGCAGGAGATCCAGGCCGTCGAGGATTGCCGTTCAGAGACCCTTCCGCTTTGTTGGTAGCTTATCCTAACCCTGATTTTTTAGGGGGGATTACTGTAGATGACATTCACAACCTGTCTCCTGCACAGTATTTAATGACGTCTTACCCTGCGGATAAAATGGCTTTGAAAAAACCAAATTCTCGGTATTTTGAGTCAGAAGTGCATATTGGCGGGGAGAACATTCTCACAAGTGCCCCTGCTCAAACTTCAACGGGGGTTCTTCGTAATCAGGAGCGTGGGCTTAAAGACCTGTTTAGTGTTCGGAACATGACAGATGGTGAGCTGTTAAACTTGGTTCGAATTTCTACCTTAAATGACCGTGCATACGATAATATTCAAGACGCTGTAAACGCGATTAGAGATTCTTTCGCTGCTCAAGGTAACAATTTCCAACAGGACTTTGGTGGTAATATGAGAAAGCTCCACGAGAGTTTGGAGTCAACCAGTGGTGCGGGAGCCAAGGACGCGGCGGCAAATGAAAGTATTTACTATCTTGGACAGATGGTCAGAGGCGAAGGCGAATTTAAAGGCACAACAACAACACTAAATCGCTTTATGCGGCCCAAAGTAGGAACGTTTGACAGGACTAAATTGGAAGAAACTTATGGCACGGCAGTGGCAGACGAGTTTGTACAGGCCCTTTCTGAGTATACGCGACTAGCGGATATGGGCAAAGGCGAGGCTTTCATGCACGATGCTGTCAAAAAAACGTCAACCACACACTATAAGAAGGCTTTAGATGAAGTCTTGCCTGACGGCACTGAAAAGTATTTTTCAGTCCAATACGGAAATACCATTGAATTTGAACTGCCTTTTGACATGCGACAACTTTTAACTGATCTTGAAATTCAAGAAACTATTATGAAAAACAATCCGTCTCCTGCGAATAAAGCCAGGTACGACGAAATACAAAACAAACTGCGGCAAGACCCTGGGCACAAGTTTTTTACTTATGAGACTCCTGATGGCAACCTTGCTGCTCATTCAGACTACATTGATGGCCTTCGAGCGACGTTAGGAAATGATTTAAGGACTGTTGAAGGACAAATGAGGGTTAATAGCAGCTTAAGAATGTTAAAACAAGTTCGCGACGGTGAAATGACTGTTGCTAAGTTTGAAAAAGAAGCGGCAATGTCAACGCCCGGTAGTATATATCCTTTGATTATGGATTTAGCGAAGCAACAAGACAGGATTACAAAGGGTTATCTACATGCGATTGATAACTCTGAGGTGGGTAAAAAGTTTAATCAATTGCACAGGGACATTCAAAAAGCAGAGAAAAGAGCTCTCAAAGTTATTGAAGACATAGCTTTGTTGCATCCTGACAATGTAGTCAAGAACATGAGCCGTGAACGGCGGGCCGCTTTTCAAGATACGTTTATTGATGCTCGTCCTTCTAAAAAACGAAAAGACGACCTTAAACAGAAGGTGGGAGAATACACCTCGCGGCCCACGGTCCCTTTCAAAGACATATCGGTTCGTGACAACCCTGCGGTCAAGTTTGCAAAAGGTGGTCCTGTAAAGGCGGGTATAGCAGAGTTTATACCTTTAATTCAAAAAGGTTCAGAAGGTCGTCCTTTACCAAACTTTGTACGCAGAACGCTAGATCCAAAGTCTCCCATGACAGAAAAAGGCTCAACAGTTCGTCTTATGGATTTTGAATATGGTGGGAAGTTTTTTGTTTCACCAACTATTTTTCCGATGAACTCCCCACAAGGACCGCGGCTCACCAGGCTACCTGAAGATATGGCTATAAGATATGCTTTAGAGACAGGAGAATTTTTGCAATTTGACACGCCTGAAGAGGCTGCAAGTTTTGCTGAAGGTTATAGTGGCACTATTAACATGGACAGGCCCAAACAAGCGGGTATCGCGCAATTTATCAAACATATGCAATAATGGAGGGATATGATATGATAGAGGAAGAGTTTGACGAAGAAGTCATCATGTTGAAAGCGGAAGGGTTTGATGAGGCGATCATTGGATCTGCTGAGAGGTGTGGACTTCCTGTAATGATAGCTTACGATTGGGATAAATGTGTGGATATATTGCGGACACGGGACGGTATGTCTTTAACAGAAGCGATAGAGTTCATGGATATTAATGTGACAGGCGCATATATGGGCGAGGGAACACCTGTCTTTATAAAGGGTATGAGCCCGCGTTGCGATTGTGAGGTTGTAAATGGTTAGACCCCCTATTTCTCTGGTAGAGAATCAAAATCCGCAGATAGAGCAAGAAGAATTGATGGCAGAGGTGGAGATTGAAGCCCCTGGCAGTCTTCAAATGCCTGTAGAAAGTGAGTTTGATATACAAATATCGGAGGATGGCGGGGCTATTGTAGACTTTGATCCGTCTACAGACATGCCTGACAGTGGTTTTTATGCTAATTTAGCAGAGGATTTAGACGATAGGGTCTTAGGTTCTCTTGCAAGTGAGCTTACATCAGATTTTGACGCTAACAAAGCTAGCAGACAGGATTGGGAAGATGCTTATGCAAACGGTTTGGAATTATTGGGATTCAATTATTCAGAAAGATCAGAGCCTTTCAGAGGTGCGTCAGGCGTCACGCATCCACTGTTGGCTGAAGCGGCAGTGCAGTTCCAAGCTCAAGCGTTCAATGAGCTGTTGCCAGCGGGCGGACCAGTGCGTACTGCTATTGTCGGGTCAGCAGACGCAGCAAAGTCTGACCAAGCCCAGCGTGTAAAGGATTTTATGAACTTCTACATCACGAATGTGATGGAGGAGTACACCCCTGAGTTTGACCAGATGCTATTCTACTTACCTTTAGCGGGTAGTACGTTCAAGAAAGTCTACTATGACGAGGGCATCGACAGGGCAGTGAGTAAATTCGTTGCTGCAGAGCATCTGGTGGTGCCTTATGAAACCGCTGATTTAGAAACTTGCCCCAATATCACGCATGTCGTGCGTATGAGCTTGAACGAATTGCGTAAAAAGCAGATTGGAGGCTTCTAC